TGTCGCGGTGACCTCAACCGTGGCATTTCCAGTGACTATACCAGAGTTCACTGATGTATCATTAAATACTGCGTTACCAGATACAGTTCCATTTGCTTTATTTTCGGCGTTTCCGTTAAACGTCGCGTTTCCAATTACGGTTTTGCTATTTGCAGATCCGCTCTGAAACGTCACATTGCCGTTAATAACTCCGAAGTTTTCCGACCCAGCGCCAAACACGGCGTCACAGGTCATTTCGATAGATGGATTCATAGAAAGAGAAAGTGGAGCAGGGGCGCCATATTTCAGGCGCCCCCGCAGTATGGTTAACGGTTGAATGCCACGCCGTTGAGCGTGACCGTGCCTGTGCCGCTCACATTGCACGAGAGGTTTGCAGACGGGTTCGCCGTCGAAGTCAACGTCAGGTCAAACGACCCAATGTTGATACTTTGTGGCTGGGTCCAGCTATCCATGTTGGCAGAAGCGTTGCTTTGCAGCGTCACGCTAGTCGAAGAGCCTGGAAGCTGCGTTGCGGCCTGAGTCCGGGAACTGTCCCCGTACCAGTTTGCAAGCGTGCTCCAGTTGCTATCCGAGCCAGCATAGAAGTAGGCACCGATCACGGGAGTGGTGTTGCCGCCACCACCCCCGCCATTAAAACCCGAGAAAGTCCCTCCGTCCAAGGTGCTGTTCTCAGTGAGAATCACACCCGAATCAGTGGGGACTGAACCGGCGCCAATCAGGCCGCCAGTGATGTTCACGTTGTTCGCATTCTGCGTAGACATCGTGCCCAGGCCAGCGATCGTGCCTTCTGCACTCGACAGACGAGAGTCAAGGTTCTGACCTTCGAGAGTCGTAAGTACTTGAAAAGCATCTGATACCCGGTCACTTACATCGTCGATGCTGTCCTGAAGCGAGCTTTGAGCAGAACTAACAGCAGAGCTGATCTTGGAGTCAACCTCACTGGACGAGTCAACACTCAGGTTTGTGCGTGCAGTGGCAGCGTCAGCCAGGTCGCTCAGGTTTGCAGACTTCTTGGCAGACGCATCAGCGCCGGCCTGTGCGGTCGCGGCAGCCGAAACTGCGCTATCGGCAGTGGACTGAGCTGCGTCGGCATCGGATTGAGCAGCGGCTGCGTCAAGAACCGCTTGGTCGGCAGTGCTCTGTGCAGCAGCGGCAGCAGTCACCGCGCTGTCAGCAGTGCTTTGGGCAGCATCCGCGTCAGCCTGCGCATCAGTGATGCGGCTGTCGAGATTCTGACCTTCCAGCGTGCTTACGCGGGAGGAAACAGCAGAAATGCTGTTGCTGAGAGCAGTCGCAACGTCTGAACCAGCAGCCAGAGCGTCAGCAATTTCTTTCAGCGTATCGAGCGTCGAAGGACTCCCATTGATCAGGGCCGCGATGGCTGCGTCGGTGTAGGCATCGGATGCGCTTTTGGAGGTCGCAATCTTGCCGTCAACTTCCGAGGAGCTATCAACGCTGAGGTTGGTCCGAGCAGCAGAAACGCTGGACAGATCGCTCAGGTTGGAAGCCTTTTTGAGGGAAGCGTCAGCACCAGCTTGTGCATCAGCTGCCGCAGTCGTCAGCGTGTCAAGGGCGCTCTGGAGGCCGGTGACATCAGAGATCGTGTGGCTGTGTACCGCACGAGCAAAGGCAGAAGCACTCTCAAAGCTGATGATCGTGCCATCAGTCTTTTTGATGAAGAGCTTCCCGTCAGCCGTGTTGAGGGCGATTTGGCGCAGAGGCAACTCTGCGGACGTTGGGACAACGCCAGCCGTGGCGCTGTACTTTAGAAGGAATTGATTGGCCATATAGGTTGTTGTTTACTGAGTTTGTCTGGGGAAAAGTTAAGGGGATACGAATGCTCCGTTGATGTAACTCCAGCCAATGCCGGCGCCAGAGTCTCCGATTGCGATTGTATAGCATCCAGTGGGAGGCGTCCAAGGCGTAACACCATCCCAAATGATGACGTTCTCTACAATGTTGGTTTCTGAGCTAATGACTGCGTATTCCATATTTAGAAATAAGTGGTCACAATAACAATTCCCTGTGCGCCAGAGCCACCATTTCCACCATTGCCGCTTCCAACGGTTGCGCCTCCACCGCCTCCACCTGTGCCATAACCAGAGCCGCTTGCGCCATTTCCTCCGCTGCCACTAGCAAAACTAGATGCACCACCACCACCCCCTCCTGCGCCGTTCATAATTAAACTTGTGGCTGCCCGAGTTGTTGCCGGCGTTGCATTCGCTCCATTTGCGACAGAAGAACCACCACCCCCAGCAGAAAATGTGTTAATAAAAGGATTTGTGGCGCCGTTGCCGCCATTAAATGCTTGTGGTGCAGTAGATATACCACCACCAGCACCGCCTCCGGTTGGTGCATTTGCAGATCCACTTCCTGCACCTCCAGTGCCCGTGATATTTGCTGTCCCTCCGGCGTTACTATTTGGAGCGCCTCCAGTTCCGGTTGTTGGAGCAGTGGTTCCACCATTTTGACCAGGAGTTCCTCCAGATTGGGCTCTAGCCAAAAATAGTGTTGGCGTGCTTGTGTTTGCAATTCCTGATGCCCCTCCAGTGCCAGCCACAGCCCCGCCAAAAATGGAACCAGTTCCTCCTGCCCCAACAGTTACAGCACATGTTGCTTCAAGATCAGAAGCGTTTACAAGAGTTCTACTATAACCTCCAGCTCCACCTCCGCTGCCCCCATATACAGCAGTCCCAGAAGCCGCTTTGCCGCCAGCACCACCACCATTCCCGCCAGACACAAGCTCAATGGCAACTTGAACCGCACCGGCTGGCTTTGTCCAAGTGCCGCTTGATGTAAAAATCTGTATGTCCACCTGAAGCGCCTGATGCTGATGATCCGCACGAGCAGCAAACTGGCTCAAACCAACGACTGGTGAAGTCGCTAGAGCAGCAGGAGCCGTCGTGGACAGCCCTGCGATCTGACTTGTCGTCAATGCGCCAATATCCGCAGCAGTTGGGAGCACATGCTGGTGGTCAGCCCTAGCTGCAAAGCTGCTCAAGCCCACAACAGCAGTCGTAGCCAGTGCTGCCGGCGCCACAGTAGACAGACCTGCAATCTGAGTGGTCGATAAAGCCCCTAGAGAGGCCACAGCAGCCGCTTTGTTTGCGGACTGCATGAAAGAGTCAATATCGGCTGAAACCGTGAGATTTGGCATGGCTAGGGTCGAATGTAGATGGATGTGCCGTCAGGGCGTTTGAACTGAGAAGTCCCGTCGGGACGCAAGTAGGTAAACGTCACCGGCGGAGGAGTTACTCCACCAGCCGTTGCAGGGGTCTTGGACCGGCGTCTGAGATTAAACCGAATCACAGGCCGATTCCTTGGATGATATGCAGCGAGCCAGCTCCAGCGGGAGAGATGAACGACACCGTGTCATCGTCCTGATCCTTGCCAAGAGTAATCTGGCTGTTTGGCAGCACCGGATATCCGGCAGTCGTTGCAGGCGTCCCAGAAGTAGCAGTGCCCACTCGAACATACACGATGGTCGCACCCAGATTGGTGAACACGAGCGATTCAGACGTGAATCCAAGTGTGATGGTTTGAGAAGAGGTGTTGGGCGTAACTGTGACGCCCAGGCTGTAAGCAGGTTGAAAAGCGAGGCCCATAAAGTTTAGTGGTTAACCAACACGATACCAAGTCTTGAGGATCGGCTCATACTTGAGCAGGAAAAAGCCGTTTGCAGCCAGTGAAGTAGGGGCGCCAATCACGTTTGCTCCGTTGCCAAGCACGGTCAACGTGCCAACGGACTGCGTGCAGTTTACCAGCACTTCCTGTCCTTCTTGAGCGTTGATCTCAGCAGGAAGCATAATGGATCCTGTGGCAAACCCGGCAGTGGGAGTAATGATCAGCCACGCACTCGCGCTTTCAGTAGCCACGGCAACACTCCAGCCAGTGGCAGAAGGCGCAAAGTACTGAAGCGTCTTTCCACCTAGAATCCCGCCACCGCCACTGCCAAACTCTTCATTGACGTTTACAATGAAGTCGTAAATGGACTGTGCCAAAATCCTGTAGTCTTGGCCGTTAACATTTACAGCAAAGTTTGTGGACGCTGTAACTGTGTCTAAAAGAGAAAGTCGTTCGATAGCCATAGCTAAGAGTTCTTGAAAAGCATCTGATCATTGGCCTCAACAACAAGCGGATTGAGGTTGGGCGTGTTAACAAATACCTGATCAGTGCGCTTGTATCCAGCCCCAAGAGGAAGGGTTTTCACAAACTGCTGTTCGTAAGGCATCGCAGCCTCAATTAGCAGTTGGTTGTAAAGATTTTTCGCGGTGATCTTTGTATCCGGCGATACAGATTTGCCGTAAGAAGGAGCAAGACGAACAGCAAGGTTAAGAACCAGTGCTTCATTGTTGGTGGTAGAGGTTTGAATCTCTTCGTCGATGTTGCTTGTCCCGGGAGTCGAAGGAAGCGGATAACCGATCTGAATGTTCATCGCCTGCCAAGAGGCCACCATCAGATCCAGGCGCCGAAGTGCGCTTTGAAGTTGTTCTGCGGTCAGGTCGAAAATGTACGACGCCAACCCGATCTCCTCAAACGCCTGCTCAATCACCTGTCTTTTGGTGTACATGTTACTTGGCGAGTGCTTCGTCGATTAGTTGAGCGATCTTCTTGTCAGAAAACCGGCCATCAAACTTGATTCCAAGCTCTGTAGCCTTGGTTTCCAGCTCTTTCCTAGTAGGAGGAGCGTTGTCGTCAGAAACAGGCTCAGAAACGGCAGTCTTTGCTTCGATGGCGCTCTCAAGCGAGTCAAACCAGCCCTCAGAGAGTTTTTGGTTGTACTGTTCCTCGTTTAGGACGCCTGCAAAGTCGTAGGTTCCGTTTGGGCGAATGTATTTGCCCTCTGCCTTGTAAACGAGTCGCGGGAAATCACTCATTTCTTGAGCTTTCCAACAGGTTTTCCGGCAGCTTGCTTTGCCTTGCGAGCAGTGCTAAGGGCGATTGCCACAGCCTGCTTTTGAGGGTAGCCACGTTTCATCTCCCTGCTGATGTTGCTGGAGATGGTCTTCTGAGAGTATCCTTTTTTCAGCGGCATAAACACTTGATACACAAAAGGGGAGGGCAGAGTCAACCACCCTCCCCTTGTGCAGTGCAGGTTAAACCTGGCCGAACAGGATGATCCCCGTCATTTCAGGCTGCTTGTTCACGACTCCGAAGAGCGTGTCGAGCCGGTAGCGGGTCTTCATCGTGTTGATGTCGTACTGCTTCTGCATGACCAGTTCAATGCCCTGATCAGTGGAAGCACGCATGACGTTGGCGCCTGCGTCCGCCGGAACCGCATAACGGCCCGGGAGGATTTCGATCGCATCCTTCTGCCAGAAGCAGTTGATGGGAGCAGCAGCCGTGTTGAGGAACACGATGGCGCTGTTGGACGCCTTGGTGTTCACAACGCAGTTCTGGTACTCAGCCGAAGCGGCGGAAGCGACCTGGTTGGAGATGATGGGAGGGCTGATCACCATCT